TTTTAATTTACCATCAAAAGTATGTACATTTATAAAAGTATTAGACATTTATAAATGTACATACTTTTTAATTTAAATATTATATGATTTTAAAGATAGAATACAGAAATAAAATGAAGAGAAGTTTATCTTGTCAATCGGCTGTGTGTTCGTTTACACGATCAAAAAAGCCAAAATTATGTGATACTCCTTTACCAACGAGAGGTCATAGTATAAAGTGGATACCTGCAACTAAAACCAGAAATTTTCTATTAAATGATTCTCTTGTAGATTGGTTAAAAGTATATGGCTCTTCTAACAGAATTGGTATTAGAAATTCTAATGGATTTATGAATTTTATAATGGAAAAAGGAGTTGAGTTTGAAAACGCTTTAATTAAATATATAAATAAAAATAAAATACCTATAACAACAGTATCAGAATATATAACAAATGAAAGTGTAAATAAAACAATATCTTTGATGAAAAATGGAGAGCCTGTTATTCACTCCGCCCCTGTTAGAAATAATAAAAATAAAACACACGGAATTATAGATTTACTAGTAAGAAGTGATTATTTAGAAAAAATAATAGACGAATGTCCTCTCACTGATGATGAAAAGAAAATACCAGCAAAGAAACTAGGAAAAGACTATCATTATGTAGTAATAGATATTAAATTTTCAACTTTGCCATTAAAAGCAGATGGAAGACATTTACTAAATTCTGGAAGTTTTCCTGCTTACAAATCTCAATGTCTTATATACAATCAAGCAATCGGTATTATACAAGGATATACACCTAGATATGCTTTTATTTTAGGCAGAAGATGGAAATATACATCAAAAGATGTAAAATACAACAATAATGTTTGTTTAAATCGCGTAGGAGTTATTGATTTTGAAGAAAATGATCAAATGTATATTGAAAAAACTAAAAATGCTATTTCTTGGCTTCGAGATATTGATAAAAATGGACATAAATGGTCCGTTTCTCCTCCATCAAGAAATGAATTATATCCAAATATGTGCTTTGATTCTGGAAAATGGCAACAGCAAAAAAATAAAATAGCAGAAGATATAGGAGAAATTAGTAGTATATGGTATTGTGGGGTTAAACACAGAGAAAATGCTATTAAAAAAGGTATTAATACATGGAAAGATCCTGAATGTACAAGTAATAATATGGGAATGAAAGGATTGAGAGCATCTGTTATTGATAAAATATTAGATATCAATAGACAAAGTAATGATGTTATTAGACCCAATAAAATAAGAAATAATATATGTAATTGGAAAAATAAAACAAATGAAGTCTTTGTTGATTTTGAAACATTATCAGACATATTTGATAAGTTCGAAGAATTACCCAATCAAAAAACAACGGATATGATCTTTATGATCGGTGTTTGGTATAAACCAAAAAAATCATCTAACTGGGAATATAAAAGATTCACCTGTGAAAAACCTAACTTAACAGAAGAATATAGAATAATGGATGAATTTAACCAATTCATAAAGTCTCAAAATAATCCTAAATTATGGTATTGGTGTGCAGAAAATAGATTTTGGAAAAGATCTGAAAATAGACAGTATGAAAACGCTTTGAATAATGAAAATGAAGAAAAAATCAACAATATTTCTGATAAATGGAATCTCAAAAAATGGGCTGACTTATGCGAAGTATTTAAACACGAACCTATTGTCATTAAAGATTGTTTTAAATTTGGTCTCAAACCTATATCATCCGCAATGAGATCTCACGGATTGATTAAAACAAAAATAGAAAGCCAATGTTCTTCTGGCATGACAGCAATGGTAAAAGCCTATAAATGTTACCAAGAATTTAATGATCCAGTTAATTGTCCTATTATGCAGGATATTGCCAAATATAATGAATTTGATTGTCGTGTATTAGAAGAAATTTTAACTTACCTTAGAAATAATCATAAATAGAATAATTTTATAATCAAAAGATTATAAAATATTTTAAAACCCATTACAAACTAAATTTCTAATATTAGATTTCCAACTATCAAAAGAACAATTATTTACAAACCATTCTCTGGATTTTTTACTTAATTTCTCTTTATTTTCCCAAGCATATTTTAACTTAGAACTAACATACTTAATATCATCTCTCTTTTTCCAATCTAATTTTACAAAGCAATCTTCAGGTAAATCTTTGTATGTTAATCCTACATCTGTTGACACAATAACTAATCCTGTTAATAGAGCGTCTAACATAGCATAAGAAGATCCTTCGTGTAAAGATAAACAAAGATATATATCATTATTCAGGTATATATCCTGTTTTCTTTTATTATAATCATCAATTCCTTCCTGACATATTAAAGGTGTTTTATTATAGTCATATCCAACATTTAGTTTATTGAATTTAAATTCGCGATTATAAGACTTGAGATTTTCAATTACATTAGAAGGACCTTTATGATTGGAACCCCATGCTCCTAATATATGAGGTGTTGTATTAAACGTATTTTTATATTTATTTATATCAAGTTCGCTACTATGTAATATATCAATTATATCAAATTTTAAGTATTTTTCTCCGTATATTCTAGAAAATTCATCTCTACAAAACTGACTTATATTTACTATTTTAGTAGTAGTAGGATCTCTGTATTCTAACATTTTATTTTGACCATCGCAACATAATTTTCTCCAATAAAAATCCCATGTTGGTTCTCTTTGATAATGAGTTTCTGCTATTCCATGGTGTACTAATAATATTTTATATTTATTAGGTATATCACAAGATAAATGATTATCGGTAATTATTAGAGGATTTTCACAATTAGATAAAAAATCTAACATTTTAGATCTTTGATTTGGTCCTTGAAAAAATACTCTATTTGGAAAAGCTAATTTAATATGATAGTCATATCTAGGAACACCTCCGAAACACCCTGTATCATAAGACCCACAGCAATAATGAATAATATCAGAAAAATTATTTGGCATTTTATTTGTATAATAAACTTTAAATTTTAAATTACTTATATAATCTTTTATATTGCTCGAACGCTTCATCAGTTGCCAAACAATTTTCTTTTGTTTTTTGGTAAAATATAGGAAAAACTTGCGATGTATCTCCATCCCAAGAAATATATTTCACAGAAAATAAAGGAGGATTATTTTTATATTGTTTCTTATTAATAATATCAACATATTCTTGAAAACTTATTTTTTCATTATGATCAATATCATAATGCTTCAAAATATATTTATGATCCATATTTTTTACCTTACCTATCCATTCTGGAGTAAAAGATATTATATAAATACCTTCCAAAGTTACAACTGTATGAAAAATAGTATGATTATTAAGTTGAACAAACCCCAAATAATCTTGGGATGACGGCCACCCATTAGTTACTCTATGATTAACATATGCTTTCTTTGGATGGGTATGAAAATTATATCTACTCCAAACAGCATCAACTTCTTCTTCTGCTCCTGTTTGAACACTTTCTGGAACTCCTGATAACTCAAAAATTATTCTATCGTTAATATTAACAACTTTACTAACTTTTAAAGATCCTGCTAACTCCTTCTCGCTTAATTTTTTATCACCCATTATCAAAAAAGATTTATTTAAATTTTTTAGGTATTTAACTGCTTTCTGTGTAAATCTGGCATATATTATACAAGATTCTCTTGGTATTTGACTTTTTATATAGTCAACAACATTCTGTGAAGAGATAGTATCAATATCTTTTAATGGTATATTTTTCTTTGTAAAGGCAAATCCTTTATTATCAAATTTATATCCAAGAGGACTTTTATCTGTCAAATAAGGATTACTAAATCCAGATTTTATAAATATTTTAGATCTTTTATTTGGTACAATACCAGACCATATAGTTACATCTCTAGGCGCAAATAATATTAAAGCATATAATATTTCATTCAAATAGTCAACCGGACAATATAATTCAATTAATCTTTTGTTCTTATCATAAATTACAAAATGTGTGTATTTGATAGAATTTATAAACTTATCAGAATTTAAATATGTCTTTTTGAGATCAGAAGAAGATATACCAGTTAACTTATTAAAAGTTTTATTATCTATAATAAATATTATACCAACAGTGTGATTAGTTTTAGGGTATTTTTCTACAAACTTAATAAGATTATGTAGTTTATACTTTTTTAATTTATTTACATCAATTAATACTCCAGGCATTTATTATAATAACTAATTATTATTATTATTATAATAATATTTCATTCTACCACACTCCCCGAACACACGTGCTTTATAAAATCGTGGTAAAATTCTGACTTTATCCCATCCGCTCCATTCTTCACATCAGCATTCATATTAAACAACTTTGCCACCGCCTCAAACATAACCGAATCCATATTGTATCTAAAAATAATTCTATCTCCTCTTTTGGAAAAATAAATCTTTCATAATTTTCTTGTTATGAATATGTTTGATTATTTAATTTGACTGACATTGACCACGATACCTTTCATAAGCTGACAAATCAACATTAAGGTCTAATTCAGGGTCTAGATTTAAACACCATTTATCTTGTGCCATATCATCATCAATTCCAGTTGAATTACCGAATATCGGCCAACCTTGTAAGCCGTTTTCATAATCACTTAGTTTTAAAGCACATTTTACAGCGTCTGAATCAGGCTTAATAGTGTTTTTACATATGTTACTCATATCACTAGCAATCACAACCGGATTATTTTGTCTTAAGTTATTGTTTCTCATAGATGATTTAAATCCCCCCGTTCTTTTTGGACAGAATTGTCCAGCATTGGTACCTTTTTTAGCGCATATGCTTATATTTCCGGATGGACAATTAACAAATTCTCCATTACACATTTTATTTTTCACAATAGTAAAAAATATTAATAATGCCACCCCTACTGCTAAAATGAATCCCATTATACCTCCTAATATAATTTTAGTTGTCATATTCTTTTTTATATATATATATATAGATTAAAATTTTTTTACATTATTTTTTTAAAATTATGGTATAAATGGTTCTACATAGTCAGGATTATAACGACTGAAATGAAACTCCCAAAAGTCGGGGCATCCGAATTTAAATCCATCTGGAATAGGTTTTGCTTTGAACCAGAATAAACAATCTTCTAGTTTATTACTACGTGTAGCGTTGTGAATATATAAAGCAGTATAATCATTTGTAATTTGATCCATAATATCACAAAATTGGGTAAAATCAGGAATGATACCAGCATAATTTTCCCATAACGATCTTCTATTTTTAAGATTAGGCTCTCGTAAAATAAATGTGCCGTCTACATTTGTTCTGATAACAGGTTTAACATCCATACAATACTGAAGAGAAAGAATATACCACATTTTCCAATGACGAGAGTTTTTGTAAATACCTTGTTGTAGAGGTTTATTAAAGACCGCAGGAGTATCTGTACAGTCGTCTAGTAAACAAACTGCCCAAGGATTAGGAACGTGATTTTTAGCAATTTTTTGACGTTTAATAGAATTTTTTAATTGTTCTTCATCGTATTTATTAAAGATAAATGTACTAGGAAACATTCTTTTATAAAATCCGTTACTATCTTCTGTTCCACTAAAAACAATTCCACAGGGATATATATGTTTTTTTGCGTACAATAAAGCAGCAATTAATGTTGATTTACCAGTACCTGGTTTACCAATAACAACGTGTTTACACCCACCTTGGTCAGGTTTCATATAAGTATCTGTATTGGGTTGAAGAAGTTCTAGATTGAGTTCTTTTATGTATAATTTATTAGGACTATTATCTTTACTCATTTTGAAAAATGAGTAGATATGTTTAAATGATAAATATTTTATATTTGTAATAATAAATGTCGTGTCAATCCTTTTGTAACAGTAGTCAATACAGACGTATTTGCTCATATGATAATTATCATCAAGACTGTAGTCGCCCTTTTCAACAACATTCTTTTGGATGTAAGTCTGTTGGGAATAAGAAAATGTGTGTAGAACTTAATGAAGCTCCTGGAGTTCATTCATACCCAACAATGTCTGAATGTAGATCTAAATGTAACAATTTAAGTCCTCATTCGTTTGAATGTATAAAAGATGGTTATGGTAAAGAAATAAAATATAAATGTACATTACAGAATCTTCCTCCTAATAACGATCCTACTAAAGGTTCTATTCGTTATTCTAACGCTAAAGAATGTGGTGCTAATTGTGGACCATCTCATATTGAACATTCATATGCGTGTACCACAAATGGTTATGGTGATAAAACATCAAGAGTATGTATGTTAACAGATAAGCCATATCAACCACATAGTGATCATTATAGAACTTTAAATGAATGTAAGGCTAAATGTAAAACTCATCAACCTCCGTTGGGACAACAAGGTTATAACTGTGTTGAAAATGAATGTCAATTAGTTAAAGGACCTCAATCAGAGGTTGGTTGGAAATATTCTAACTTACATGATTGTACTGAGCAATGTAATCCTTCTCATACAGGTTCACCTAGATTCTCTTACTTTTAAAGATTGAGAATTGTATTTATTTGGGTCAAACGCAAAATAGTTTTTCTTTGGGGTGTTACTTTCAGGAGTTTTTATTTCAGGTGTACTAGACTTGATTGATGAGAACATAATTTTTATTGCTCCTAAAAATAATCCTAATAATAAACTGATAGAAATTAATAAAGAAACTTTAACTTTTTTCTGTCCTGATTTTGAAATTTCCATAATATATGAAGGTTTAGTTATTAATAATATAACACTCGTTATTAGAGAAGTTATTATTATAACTAATATTGAAGATATTATTGGATCTTTAATATGTATATTTATTTTCATTTATATTAACTTATATTTTTTTAACAAATATAAGTTATAATTAAAAATCATCATCAGATTCTACAGCGTGTTTATCTTTTTCTATTTGATCTTTTGATTTAATGTATATAGATATTTTACCCAAACTTCCAACTGAAGATTTAAAAAGAAGAGGTTTCTTATGTTTAGGATATATTTGCATATTACTAGAAAGCCCTGCCATTTTAGTAATACGAGATAATTGTTCTGTGTCAAAGTCATCAACATATTCATTTGATTTGGATTCATCTTCATCATCGTCATCATCGTCAGAATCACTCATTTCTCCAAATTCAACGTTACGTTTCATAACACCACCCGCATTACAAATAAATTTAATATAAAAGTTTTTGGAAGTAACCCTAATCATATTACCGATATGAGCCATATCTTTACACATTTTTTGATATTCCGAACTTGGAACAATAACTGGTTTATCATATCCAGTAGGTACTTCGATAGAAATATTTTGTTTTTCCTGTATTTTAATAAAAGAAGTTGTGATTCTATTATTTTCTTTTGGAATAACTTTAATACCAAGATCATTAGGAAATTCATCATTAATAAATAGTTGTAAAGAATCTTTTTTCTTAATAGATTTAAGCATTCTATGAAAATGGTTCAAGTTAATACCCAAAAATTTCTTCTCTTTTAATTTAAACTTGTAGAAAGTAAAATTTTCACTTTCTAATGAAAGTTTGATTAAAATCGTTTCGTGATGATCCATCATAGATAACTTTATACCATCTTCATCCAATTCAAAACACGCGGTTTTAATATTATTTTGTAAGAGTTCTGCGAGTATCTTGATAGTATAAGCACAATGTGTTTTTGCTTTGAAAATGACTGTCATTTATATTTTACATAAAAAACTTTAAATTGTTATTTACATATGTTCTAATTTTAATATATAGAATTAATTTTATACATCAAAATTATAAATGAAAAAAACACCTCCTGTAAAAGCAGTTTATATACATAATTCAAAACAGTTGTACAAAGTATTAGTATACGCAAAATATATAAAAGGCTCTATTTATATACCTATTGAATTCTTTAGTGCCGATTATGTAACTAAAATATGGAAAATAGAATGGGATACTTTGGAATATCTACCATACAATATTGGTAGATACTTACAATATGTTCATTATTCTGAAAATAAAAAAAGATAAATGGCAAATAAAAATCATAAAGAAATATGAATTTATTTATAAAAATAAAATGGTTCGTGTTAATGGAAAAAAAATTAAAGTGTACACTCTTGATAACTTGAATACCTTTAAAAGTAGATTAGCATACAAGTTAAAAACATTACCAATATATCTATATTTTCCTGATGGAATTTCGTATGAAGATATAACACAACAAGATAAAGACATTAAAGTTGAAGATATTTTGTCTCAAATAGTAAAATCATCTAACAAAAACAAAAACATTAAAACTCTTATAACAAGTATTAAAGAAAAAGTTGGCCCAAAATACAACATTAAAGAAAAAGTTATACCACTTTGGGTCGCTTATAACAAAAAATTAATTAGTGACTATTCAAGTATTGGAAATAGTGCTTTAGATATTTTATTTAACCAGTTAAGTGAATTAAACATCATTAAATCTAGAACACAACTTGTTGATATTGCCAAAAATGTAAAATTTAATAAAAATTCTTTTGAAACTGATTTATCTTTGCAAGAAGATAAAGTTAGCGAATATTTGAAAATATTTAAAGAGTATGAAGATATAGAGGAATCAAGAGGATATACAGATTTCAAAACTGAATATGTAAGATTTTTGTTTACTCTTGATATCAATAATATATCAATTTTAGAAATTTTTAATAATATCAAGTTAAATGAAACAGTTCCTTTTGCTACAATTAAAGATTTTTATAAAATACTTAAAGATTTTATACCACCCGAAGAATGGACTGACACAAGAGATGATGAAATAATATTAAAAGTTAATCAAAAACAAATACTAGTAAATAAAAATAAATACACTGATTATGTAGATACAATTTTAAGAAATACAGATGACGGTAAATTATCATCTGAAATTACTATACATACATCCAAAGATAACTTGTCTCGTGATTCTTTCATACAAAGATCATTGGAAGTTATATCTCAAAAAGATAAAAAAATAAAAGTCGAGAAGATTGAAGAAAATAAAATTGCAGGTGTTTTTTACTATCCAAGCGAGACAATTGATAAATATGTTTTTACTGATTTAGTTATGAATGATGATATATATAGTATGTTAATATCAATAGACGATCACGAAAAAGCAACAAAGCAAAAATCAGGAATATATATTCACTTTGAGCATCCTAGTACGGGATATATAACAGCAACAGTTACAGAAAAGAGGTATATTAAAGGTGATCAAACTTTAAAAGAAGAGGATATTGATTTATTTGAAAGTTTTAAATCCTATATACGAGTCAGAGTTTCAAAAGCAGATAGTTTAGAGTCTATAGAAAAATTTCAAGAAATATTTGGGAAATTATTGACTCTTTATGATGAAAAATATAATAGTATCGTAGAAGAATATAGAAAGTACATACCTGATTTTGGAACTGTAGAAGACGAACAAGAAGACGAACAAGAAGATGCTAACGATATTTTTAATATAGCACCAGATATTTTTAAAGTAACAGGATATTCAACTATTTGCGGTCCATCTAGACAACCAGCCATAATATCAGAAAAAGATGCATTAGAAACAGATAAAAAGGTGATGAAATTTCCTCGTGATATACCCACGAATGAAGATAGTATTAAATTTCCTATGGATGGTCAAGATCAAAACTATTATGTATGTAATAACAAAAATTATCAATATCCAGGATTACAAATTAATAATAATAAAAATTCTGATGTATATCCTTATGTACCGTGTTGTTTCGAAAGAGAACAAACAAATAAACCTAAATATCTTCATTATTATGAAGGTAAAGAAAGAAAACAAGAAAATAAAGACAAAGGAGAAACACTTCTTGTTACTAATAAATTCTTAACTAATAAACAAAAAGGAACTTTACCACCTAATTTAGAAAGTCTATTCACACTAACAAACCCAAGTGATAAATTACAGTATGTTAGAAAAGGAATTTTACAAACAGACGGAAAGGATAAAAAAAGAAATGAACATAGTTTTTTAGCATGTGTTATGGAAGCATTAGATGATGAAACAGGTATTACAAAAATAACAGATTATGAAGAAAGGGAACACGTCCTTATTGATGTTAGAAATAACTTAGCAACTGAAAAGTTAGCTCCATTATGTAAACAAGAAATGTATGATTACACTATAGACCAAATAATAGATATGATAAAAGATCCATATGTCTATCTTGACCCTAAACTTTTTATTCATTTACTTGAGTACTATTTTGAATGTAATATCTTTTTGTTCACTAAAAAATTCTTAAATGGAGAAATGGTTTTACCAAGACATACACAAGCGTATTACAAAAATTTTAACAAGAATAGATGTATCTATATATATGAACATATGGGAAGCGAATCTGAATCATCTAAATTTCCTTATCCTCAATGCGAACTAATTATCAGACATAATAGGATGAAGAATGAAGATTATTATTCATTTTCGTATGATGAATCAAAAAATATTATAAAAGTTTTTAACAAATTAAGAGAATCTTATGCGTTAAACAAAATAATTAGAGAATCAGTATTTCCTATTCCTGATAAATTAAAAATTATATCTCAATGGATAGATTCTTATGGTAAAACTAGAATATTAAATGCTAAATTTTCTGGAAAAATAATTTCAATGATAGTTAGTCCAATACAACCGATAAATATAAAACAGGCAAAATCATCTAAAATTAATTATGTTGATATTAACACAGCACTGGAATTCACAACTTATTTAACAATGAATATTGAACATCAAAATGTATTAAATGGTAAAATAAAACAACTTCGAGGACTTATTGGAAATGTATCAGTATCAATTCCTGTAAATAATTCAGATCCACTTGATAATATTCAAACCGAAGAAGTAGAATTAGAATACCCCATAGAAACTGTTTCTGAATTAGATATTTATAATCGTAATAAAAAAATTGCTCGTTATATAGTCGAATATATGTTATGGATTTATTCATATTATCTCAATAGAAAAAATATAACTAAAATAACAGATGAAAGCATAGCAACATTCGCTAATAAATATTTTGATATAAAACCTAAATATGACTATAAAGATATTCCAAAAACGTTTTCCAAAACCAGTACAGTTATGAATGGAAACAAAATTATAATTCAATCAGAAGAAATGAAAAAACGTCTTATATATGTTCTTAGATTATTATGTATACGTAACTCTGATAGTGTTTTTGAATATCATAAGAAAAAAGTTATACAAAACTATTATCAAGATATATCTGATTTTAACCAATACAAAAACCAAGTATTATTATATGGCCAAGAATCTATCAATAAATGGATATTTGAAAATAATGTTAATTATATTCTATATGATGAAGTACTTATAGGTTCAACTAAACCATATTTTTTCAAGAATAGCTTAATTGATAATAAAATATATTTAGCTCAAAACACAACATCTATCGGTAAAGCATGTGATATAGCAGTTAATTGGATCAAAAATGATTATAATATTGGTATACATTCGAAAGATATCGTACCAATATCTTTTACATTATATTCGTATGTGAATAGTGGAAATATTACACGTCTGAGTGTAAATGGAACAGATTTTTCACATAAAGTAAAAATAATTGGTTATAAAATAAATGATAAAGCCTTTTACACACCCTTGCTATCTATTAGTTAATTAATATTTGTATATACAAATGCTATTTTTATTCTGCTGTAGTCAACATAAAATTTTACCGTATGTTTAAAATTGAACAAAAAAAATAAAATATATTTCTGAGTTAAAAATGTTTAGTAAACTTTCAAATGATTTGGTAAGTTATATTTCCGATATGGGAAATTGCTCTTTAGAATTAGGGACTATTAATGTTAAATATAAAGATTTATTTAATGAAGAAAATGAAAAGAAAAAATGGAAGATTGTAATGGACGGTGTTATAAGCACAATGTTGGTTTATGCTAAAAAAAAAAAGAGTGGAAAAAATCTTCCTTTATGTTTTTCGATTATTATCTATTACATAATTTGAGAAATGATCAAGAGATAGAAAGTTTTAAAAAATATTGGATTATTATGTATGGAAAAAATAAGATCAATACATTTTATAAAAATTTAGAATTTACATGCGGTAATACATTTCCGGAAACCGAAGAAGCTATTAGGACTTATTTAAGTTCTACTAGATAATATTATAAATTATCAGTTAAAAATTTGTATTTTATAAATACAAATTTTTAGTAAGAACTTGTTAATAAAAAGTATCATTAATAATTCAACCATTTATTTATTATTAGTCATACTCTTTATTTTTTGATTAACAAGTTCTTTTGTTAAAAAAGAACCATTACATTTAGGATGAGAACATACAACTTGTAATTCAGGATTTATTTGCTTAACCTGCTCCATTACTAAAGAATTATCATCAAATAAAATAATATCTTTGTATGATAGATGTGGATATAAATCTTTACCTCTAATCATACTAAGACCTTTTATATGACCATAATCTAAATTAGGACCATAATTATTTTCTTTTATAAAAGATTCTAAATTTTGTCCCGCTACGAATACTAAACTATTAAACATTTTTCCATTATTTTCTCTAAATTGTTTACATAATTTATTAGACATCCAGTTGGCGTTTTGTCTACCTCCTTTATAATCACCGGAGCATATATCATCAATAGTTCTACCACTTGCTGTTATTATACCAACAGCAAAATTATTATCAAGACAGGTTTGTATT